AACCGACGTCGGTTCCGTTTACCTCGGAGATGGTGATGCCATGCTGGTAAGGCATTTGAAATTCCTCCTTTATTCTGTGGCTGCTTTGAATGCTGCGTAATAAACGCCGCGCTGAAGGATGATGTCTTTCTGCGCGTTCGGCATCTCGGCAAGCTCAACGATTAATTTTTTTATGAGCGGGCGCTGCTCCGCGACCGCCGATAATGCTGCAGGCAGTCCGTTGGTGTAGACCTCGCCTTTCGTTGCCACTCCGGGAATAGTGGGGCCGACGTAGGCGAGAGGAGCCGCCTGCACATCTGCGTTTTTCTTCTTCATGTGAAGTCCTCCTCGGTTTCGATTTTTGGAATTGCAAAAAACATTTCGAGCGCTCCGAAATAATAAGGGAAGGTGTCGTCATCCGGAACCGCCCAGCGTGCCGGGAATTGATCGGACTGCAGCCGCAGGTATTGCTTTTTGAGCAGCTGATTCTTCTCGAAGCGTTGACGAATTCTGTCTATGGCATTGAGCACGTCAATGTGCCCGTGGTTGTTTTGAGCTTCGTCAAATATTCCGATTGTGAATCTAACCCTGACTGTTTCCGGTGCTGTCGGAGTTGTTGATCCTCCATCTTCGATTCTAACGACGATATAAGGGAACGGTTCGGGCTCATCTTCTCCGGTGGGGATCGGGAGGGCTTGCTCGAACACTGAAACGCTTGAAAACTCGCCGCTTTCATCTTTGAATTTCCATTCCCGGAACAATAACCGTATTTCGTCGCACATATCCGCGACGAATGTTCCTAATGTCATGGCGTCCTCCTTGCTTTGTCGATGATCTTTTCCATTTGTGCGGATACTTCATCGCCGTAAACGCGCTGGATATCCGGCATAATTACTTCCATCACTTTTTCCTCATTGCCTATCATGTGCGGGATTGACGTCGAAAAAAGAACCTTGATCGGCAGTCTCTTTTTCGTCCGCCTCTGAGCGACTGAAACGTGACCGTTTCGGAATCTTGTCACAAATGCCTTGATTCCGTTTTTTTCCAACGGCTTCAGCTGGCTCGAACTGTAAACCCTTGCACGTGTGCTCCTGCCTCGCTTTTGCTTTGCTGGAGGCGTTGCCGGGCTTGTCTTGAAGTCTTTGAGCTCCATTGGTTCGCCCTTGGCTGTGATTGTCGCCGTCATGGATCTGACGGTCGCATTTTTTATCGTTGTCGCCTTGTTGAATCTGGCTTTTTTGACCGTGTACGACTTTTGAGCCTGTTCCACCATTCTGGCGCGCATTTTCTTCGCGGTCGAGTTGATGGCGTTTTTTAAGACTTGAGGTGTTTTTGCCTGAAGCTCGCCTAAGCCTTTTTTGACGCCTTCGGCAGCGCTTGCGTCAATCTGAAAAACTACACTCATGATTTATTTGCCTCGAGGGTGATGGAGTGGATGCCTGCTTCTGACGCGGCATCCACTACTCTGTACAACTTACCGTCAAATCTGAGCAACCGTCCTATGAACGGGAGGTCTCCGAACTCTGCCTCTGATACATATATGAGCTTCTGCTTTACGTAAACGCCTTCTGTGTTTGGCTTTACTTCACGCATTTGCCTTTCGATGGCTTCGTTATCGTCCACCTGAACGGTCATTGCTTTGCCGTCTATCGTGTGGACGTCAGAAAACTCCTCCTTGTTCAAAAAGACGTCTGTTATGTCCTTCCCGATTTGCTCTTTGAACGAACCCATTAACCGATTTTTACATAGACGTCGGGATCGTTTGCCGCCGACGCTTTGATTGCCCAGCCTGCGAGCGTGTTGTCGGTCGCGTCGTTGCCTTCGCCGGTCTGCGCGGCTGCGGTGATTCCTTCGCCGTCAAAATAGACCGCATCACCGAGCGTGATGGCTTCGGTGCTGTCAGTCTTGTCGAGAATGAACACGCCCTCGGTGATTACCGAGCCGAGCGCTCCGGGCTCGATATCCGTGCCGATAACGCCAATCCTGTTGCCGAGAGCAACAACGGTGTTCGCCTCGATTTTGCTTTCGGTGCTGTTGGTGTAGTCGATCTTTGCACCGGGCTGCCAGTATGTGCCTTTCATCTGTGTTTCCTCCTTATATTAAAGCGTGCTGTTAATGGTGACGCCGGGGTTCTTGACTGCACCACGGAAGTCCATGACATTGATGCCCCAGTCGAGGTAGACGTCCCAAACGAAGCCGAGCGTGCCTGCAGGCTCTGTTCTGCGAAGCGTGGGCACCTCCTGACCGTTGAGGTAATCAACCTCAATGAAATCGGTGTCGTCCTTGTCACCAATCAGCCACCAAGGCATTACATTGCCGAATCCGCCACAAAGCGCGTTGATGGTGGGATCCTCCACGATCTGAATCTTGTCCTTATATTGGAAGAGAGGGTTGACTGCCTGCGTGTTGCCGGCTGTGTTGATTGTCGGGGAGAAGAAAATGGTGTACATGTCGAAAGCGTAGCCGGAAGGAACGACGATGTATGCGGGGCGAATGATTGCCGCATCCTCGAATTCATCAAGCTGGGCATTCATGGCGAGGATCATCGCTTTGAGCGAATCCGCTGTGATGCCGCTGCCGTTTGTCACGAGGTTTCCATGGCTTGCGTGGAACAGGTTCTTTCCATCATAAATCTTCGGGTTGTCGATCAGGATTTTGAATACCTGCTTGTTGATGGTCTTGCGTGCGCTCTTGGCATACTTGGCCGGAATTCTCGTAACAAAACCGATGTCGTCATTGATGAATGCCTGACGTGTCATCGTGAACTGACGACCGTAGGTCTTGAGCTGACGCTGCGGGCGTTTCTTGTCCGAGATGGTGTCTGCCTTGAGCTCTCCGTTCTCAGGAACTTCGAGGAACTCGCCGGCGGGACCGCTCAGGTAATTGTTATCGTGCTTCTTGAAGTCGGTAAGCGTGCCCTTCTTAGTGAAAATATCGAAGGTGACGTTTGCGGTTTTATGGCCTTCAACGTATGCCTTCTGAATCGCCTGATCCATGATGGTGGGGAACGATGCCGACGGGTTGAATGCGCTTCTCATGACCATTGCGAAGATGTCATCTGCGGATTTCATTGAAACGTTGAATCCGTCTCTTTTGAGCGCCTCCGTCGCGAGCTCTTTAAGCGACATACCGGCGAAATTGCGAGCGCCTTCTGCTGCGTTGTTCTCGGTGACCACCTGTTCTCTCATGAGAAGGCCGTCGACAGCGGCTCTGACGAAGCGCTGCTCCTCTGTTTCGAGGATCTGAACGCCGCCGGTCGCTGTGCGAACAGACGCGCCGGATCTCGTCACGGGAGCGTGGCCTGCTCTCAGCTCCTCGATGATGGTTTCTCTGACCACTTCGAGAGAGGCGCCGCTGTCGATCATCTCTCTTGCGCGTTCGTCGGGGATGTGAAGATCGCGACACATGGAGTTGATGGCGGTGATTCTCTCACGCTCCTGCTGACGTGCCTGCTCGGGCGTCATCTGTCTGCTCTGACCTTCGCCGGCAGGCTCTGCGGGCGTGGGTTCCGGCGTGCCTGCCGGCTCTGCGGGCTCGCCGCCTTCTCCTGCGCCACCTTCATCCTGCAGCGCTCTGATCTGTGCCTGAATGGAATTGAATTCCTCTCTCTCCTGATCCGTCAGGCTTCTGTTTTCCGCGCTTGCTGCGTCGATGATTGCCTGCTGGCGGGAGAGTAACTGTAAAAGTAATCTCATTTGATTAAACCTCCGTATAAAAGATTTTGATTGATTTTCAGCTGTGCTCGATATATTTCGAGGTCGTCAGCTGCTTGCCGCTGTGGAACGGCTTCTAATTCACGGCCGACGCCGACCGTCGGATCCGCAGGCACTGAAACAATAGAAATCTCGAAAGGTTCCCAGCTTGTCGCAATGCTGCACGGGCCCGTGAAGCGTCCGTCGGACGACTTCTTTCCTTCTTTGACGGTTTCGTAGCGATAAACTACATATCCGACCGAAACGCCTTTAAGGGTTCCGCTCTTAACCTTCTTGAAGATTATTTCTGAGAGCTCGTCATCGTCGAACTCGATTTCAGCTTCGCCGCGATTGCCTACGATGTCAACTGACAAAATTTTGGCGACGACTTGGTCTCTGTGATGGTTAAATAAAACGCACCCGATGTTGCGGAGCCTGTCGATAAGGACGGATTCTTCTTTGTGATCGAGAATCTCGGGGCCATACCACCTTTCGTATGGTTCTTCCGAACTAAAGCTCAGCTTGATCCTCCGGCTGTTTTCGTCACCTTCGACGGCTTTGAAATTAATCGCAAGCTCTCGCGTGAACTGCTGGGGCTTGTCACGCTGACGCGTTGTTATTGTCTCCGCTGCCGGCGGCGCTGCTTTCTTGCTGAACGGCATTGAGTCCACCTCCAATCTTCACGCCTCTTTTATTGGCGTATTCTTGTGCTTCGGCCATGTCATCGATGGCCTGCCGCCAGTCCTTGCCGGATTCGGCTGCAATATCCTTGAAGGTCTTTTGACCGGTTTCCAAGGCGACCTTGTTCGCTGTGGCTTCTTTTGCTGGATCGATCCACGGTTTTGGCACTTTAACCCACGAATGCTCGAAGTATTTTTCTTTGTTGCTCCAAAAATCGGGAATCGAGATCTTTCCTGAAAGCACAGCGGAAATCAAAAACGTCTCGAATATCTCATCCATAACGTTTTCGATGGCTTCTCTATCATCGGCGAACGTTTCACCGTCCTCGATGATTCCTTGCCGCGCGGAACTGTAATTTGACTGACTCATGTCGCGCGACGTCGCTTCGTAGGACAGGCCGTTGCCGGCCGCGATCATGCGCTGGTGCGTTTTGATTAACGTGGAAGCGTCGGCTGCCTGCCCTGTCGGATTAACGACTTGCACTTCGTCTCCGGCATTTAATTCATTGATCATGCCGGGCGTGAGCATTTTTCCATTGTAGCTATATTTTGAATTATCGCCGCCGGTGCCTGCACGTCCTATTCCTGATGACGGAAGCTGACGCTTTATGAACACGGCGAGGCAGGCGTTGATTCGTTCCTTGACGGACACTGCGTTCATGAATTCATTTGCGTCGCGGATCCGTTTCATCACCGGCGTCATTTCCGGCATTTCGCGGCATTGTGAATAGCGGGTTTTTGAAAAATAAAAAATGACGTCTTTGGCGTCAACGTATTTTGAATCGTGGAGCAGCTCCATTCCGTCGAGCGAGTATTTTCTGATAAAATATCCGACGGGACGGTTCTCCGGGCTCAGCTCTATGCCTCCAACAACTTTATTTCCTTTCGTTTTCGGCTGGTATTGATTGGTGTCGAGCTCGTCGACCTCCAGCATCTGAAGCTGAAACGGAAGGATGCCATAAGAGGTGTAGCATTTCAAGAAAATAACGCCTCCGTCGATCTTCTTTCTCCGGACGGCCGTTCGCAGAATCTGATTGAAGCTCTGCGTTCCGGTTACGTCACAATTTCTCGCCTTGCACCATTTGTTCCACAGCTTTTCGATCTGCTTCCCGAGCTCCTCGTTGTTCTCAATCTGCACTTGCAGCTTCCTGCCGCTGCCGATGATATTTCTTACCCACGGCGAGATCAGGCTGTTCATCATGTCGCTGTTGCGCTCGAGGTCTCTCGCTCTGGCTCTTACGATGTCCCGGCTGTCTCTGTCGAGGAACTCTCCGGAACCGCTTGCTGCTCTCCAATTTGAGTTTAAGCGACTGAAATCACCGACGTCGTAATTCCCGCGCAATTCTTCAAGCGCTTGCCGGTAAGCGACGCGCTGCGCTGCTTTAAGGGGAGAGAAAACAGCGATGATGTTGTCGATCTTTTCTGAAAAACTCATTGCTATTACCTCCCATCAAAGAACGCGACGCATGCGCCGTCGAGCAGCGAATTCTTGCCCTCTGCTGCAATCTCTGCGGCGAGATCGGCTCTCAGCTTCCTCAGCTCTGTGATGTTGGCTCTCGTCAGTGAACGGGAACCGATTTTATATGATTGTCCGCCGACAAGGACAGCGGTGATCGCCTT